GTTTCCCAGTCACGATCAGGTGGACCTTTTTTTCTTCAGTCACGTTGATCTCCTTTCAGGTTATGCTGCCCACGGCACCCCGTCAGCAGTCGTTGGATTTACCATTGCGTCAATTTTCGACGCTATGGCGGCTTCAGTATCAGCTTGTGATACATGACCCCAGACCCAGCCTTGCGCTTGAGCCTCAGTAATATTGTCATACGGCGTGAAGTCAGCAGCAGAGGCATCGTAGGTTAGCCCACAAGTTCCATAAGCTGATGCTGTATTGCCATCTTCATCAACGCCTGAGCAGCGCCAATGTGCAATGTAGACGCCTCCGTCAGCGATTTCGTGTTCTAGTGTTGGAATAGTCCAAGTGTATGTGATAGCCATTATATTTACCCTTCTAATGCTGTTAGTCGTGTTTCAAGAGCCTCTATCTTAGCAATAGCTTCTTTTAGGGCCGCCGTTAAAACGGGAACGATTTTGCTTTGGTCAATACCTTGGTAAACAGGTTCGTTTCCTGTTGCTGTCCAAGTATGGCCCTCTTGTAACTCTTCTGGTTCAGTAATACCTGTTTCAACGATTTCACCCGCTGCATCGATTACGTCACCAACAGCATGTGTTTCATCTTTCACACCGTCGATGGCTTCAGGTACAACCGTTTGAGTTTCGTGTGCAATGAAGCCGTCAACAGTCAAATCAGCATCCGCAATAAAATTAAATCGCTTTGGTGAAAGCTGCTTTACCCGTTCAATCCCATCTGTAATATCGACTACATTTTCCTTTAGACGATAGTCAGAAGATGTGACGTAGGAAGTAGCACTGCCACTGGTTTGTATTCGGCCAACAATACCATTCGGGTTCATAAAGTTTATTTGGCGTCTGGTTGCAGTTGATCCAATCCTGCATCCCAAAGCTGCGCTAGTAGTGCCTGTTCCCGATTCATTAAGATACATTCTGTGAACGTAACTTGCGGTTGTAGAACTAGTGGAATTTACCGACACCCGTTTGCTTACGTCAATCGCCATAGCAACACCATTGTTGGTGTAAATCTTCAGTTGATTAGTTGAGTTATTATGCTCAATAGAACAGATATTATGATCGGCTGTATCACCGAGGTTAATATAAGAAACATTAGAAGTTCCTGAAATTACCCTAAGCCCACAATTTTCGGTACTGGTTCTGGCCTCAACATGTAAATTTGATGAAGGGGTATCAGTTCCCACCCCTAAATAACCGCTAGATTTTAGCGTCATTTGAGGGGTATCTGTTTCGTAACCTGTGTTTCCCGCAGCAAAAAACATGTCCATTGTACCGCTAGTGGCGGCGCCTTTTGCCCACATGCCGCAGAAGTGATCTTCAGTAGAGGTATTGTCATCATTTCCGAAAAGATACGCCCCTATAAAATCACCAAATGCTATAGCATTATCAACTCTATATGCAACAAACTCACCGCCTGATGGATCGCCAGTAATGCATTTGCTAGCATTGGCGTCAAGACCTGTTATAGTTGCTGTCTGAAGGCTACTAGGACCAATGCGAGCTCCCTCTACTCTTGCTACGCCAGACAGGTAGAGGTCTTTCCAACGTGAAGTACTTTTACCTAAGTCTATTGCACCGGTATTATCAGCACCCGCTGTGGTCATTGGCAAAAACTCATTACCGCTATTATCTAAACCAACAGCCTCGCCGCCGCCAGATAGGTAAATTCTGTCACCAAATTGAGCAATCCCAATGCTCCCCACAGTGGAGCCGTCTTTGCGGAGATCAACAATAGTTCCGTCTGATGTCTGGCGGTTAAGAACCAGTGGCGAAAGGCTAGATGCAGCCGCACCAATACGGCCAGAGGCATTTAACTGTATGCCTCCAGTTCCAAGAGATGAGTTAGTAGTCCCCACAAGCAAGTTACCATCACTGGTCAGCCTCATTCTTTCAGTCAAGGCTGTATCAGTTGTGGATGCTCTTGTCGAAAACGCTAAATTACCGATCGTTCTGTCATTGCCGTTGGATAGTAAGCCTTTGATAGCGGCAAACCCAGCAAAGCCATCCGCTTCAGATGCATTAGTCCCAAAGACTACACCGCCGCCAGCGCCGCCAGCCGCACCAGTATCACTAACACGCAAAAACGCACCCAAGCTACCAGCGTCACTAATAGCAGAAGTGGTTTGACCTGCTCCATATAGATGCAAGCCTGTGCGGGGTGTTGAAGTGCCAAGCCCCAAAAACTCAGCACTCGCATCCCAGAAGAACTTTGGCGTGGTGCCTGTGTCCTCGTAGAAGCTGATGTCGCCGTTTGTAGAAAGCAAAAGCTGATTGTCTCGATTGCCGTTAGCAGAAGCCACAAGCGACATGTCAGAGTATGCATTGCCACCACTCGCACGTCTTACCTCAATAGTGCCAGCGTTATTTGTTGTGCCGTTAAAGAAGTCCAGTGACCCAATCTTTTGGCCAACGGTAGTTGAATTGCTCGTTGCCCTGAAAGATGCAGTAGATGTTGCAATAGCTGTATCCACAGTCAGCCCATCGCTGGTCAAAGTCCCTGTGACATCTACACCTGCGCTGGTGGTTGTAAAAACTTGAGAGTTGTCGTGAAATAACCTTACAAAACCATCTTCCACAAACTGTGCAACAGTCTCTGTCCCTGCTGCGTTTTGAATGGATACGTTGTTACTTCTAAGTAAAAGATTGCCTGTTCCACTATCTGCAATGAAACTATTAGTCCCGTTATGATAAATCTGCAAGTCACTGCCAGCACCAAAGATGGCTTTACCATTATCAGCGAATGTAGCGTTGCCTGTGACATCTACACCTGTGTTGGTGGTGGCGAGTTTTACGGAGTTGTCGTACCTTAACTGAACGGCGCCACCGTCGTTAAAGGAAGCCATTATTTTGGTGTTACCCGCATTTTTTACAACAAAGTCAGTTGCCCGAAGTTCAAGGTCGCCAGAGCCGCTTTCTATCAGATAGCTTTTAGTCCCGTCACTGTAAATCTGTAGATCAGACCCAGCGCCGAAGATGGCTTTGCTGCTGTCCGCAAACGTAATGTCATCACCAGTAGAAACGGAAATATCCGTACCGCCAGTCGTGTTGCCGTTAGCAAGAACCTCGGACAGTTCGTTGTTCGCACCAACCTGTGTATCCACATACGCCTTGATTGACTGTTGAGTAGAAAGTTTGGTTGCGCTGTTAGAAGCCATGTTGTCTTCATCCAGAACGCCATCCACTGTAGTAGAGCTTGCAATATTCAAGCTAGTGCCAACTGTTAATGTGGTTCCAACCGCCGCTGCGCCAACGATGTTAAGCGCGTCAAAATGTGCGTTGTTAAATACGTTCGCCGCTACCGCGCCAGTTCCAGCGCCATTAAAGAACACAACCGCAGTCGTACCCGCAGGCACTTCATAATCGTTACTTGCGTTATATGTGCCTTGGAAAAGCAAGATACTGCGTGATCCACTAAGGCTGTTACGAACATAAACGATCTTCTCCGCATCATTCGGCGTCAACTGCACATACACAGTGCCGCCAAGATCGCCACCATCGCCAAAAATAACCAGACGATTACGTCCATTAGAAGACGCGCCATCGCTAATGGGCAACGTGTTAGGAGAACCAGAAGACCCCGTGGCGGCAAGAGTTACAGACACCTGACCGTCAAGCGCGGTATCCAGCAATTCAAAGTTCGTGTTCGTTGTATCGCCCCATGTACCAGACTGTTCGCCTGTGCCAATGAGTTCGATCCCGTTGTTTAACGTGTATGTACTAGGCATAATTTTTTCCTATGCTGCTATATCATTCCAGTCAGGGGACTGGTTTGGAGTTGTCTGCGCGTATCCCGGGGATTGTGAGGGCGCTTCGATTCCCCAATCCGGAGATTGGTCTGGAGCAGTCTCAACATAACCGGCGGATTGCGATGGTACTTCAGGAGTATAGCTTGGATTTTGATTTGGAACAATACGTCCCCAAACAAGGACCGTTGATATTTCCCCTGTTGCGGAAACACCTACGACACCTACCTCGGCCCCCGCAATTACGTCTACGTCTCCGACAGCGCCTGTCGAAAAAACACCCGTTACGTTCACGGTAACAAAAATGCCAACGCCAACAGCGCCAACCGAACCAGAAGATCCCAAACCCGTTACTGACACATCTGCATCCGCAGTAACAGTAACAGCGCCAACCGAGCCAGAAGATCCCAAACCCGTTACTGTAGTGTTCGAATCGGCGGTGACTGTAGACGAGCCAACAGAACCCGTTGCCCCTAAACCCGTAACGTTGATAACTGCCGTACCTGTTACGGAAACTGAGTCAACTAATCCTGTGGCAGATAATCCGGTAACATCGACATCTGCATCCGCAGTAACAATAACAGAGCCAACAGAACCAGCAGCTTCTAACCCCGTTGTCGGGACGATAGCCTCCGCAATAACAGTTACGGAACCAACCAATCCAGCCGCTTTGGGTAAGTCCGTTTGCCCCCATGGCATATCGCCCCAACCAAAGCGGGACCAACCGCCGATTGGAACGATGATATCAGTCATTAGGCTATCCGAACAATGGCGTTACTTGCGTCCGCTGTTGGGAACACAATCGTAAAGTCCCCTGCTGTCGATGTTTTGTCTGTCCCAAAGTCCAACACGCAAACCGTGCGATTTCCATTGGTTGAGTTGTAAATCAACGCACCACGAGCAGTGATCGTTGCGGAACTAAACGTTAAATCTGCAAAATCAATAAACGCCGTTGTTCCGCTAGTAGTCGGATCAATGTTCGTCAACGTACCGCCCCCAGCAGAATACCCTGTTCCACTTACCTCGTTAGTGGCTGTGTAAACAGTTGTTGCTGCTGTAAACGAAGCACTGTTCGTATATAAAGCAAGTTTGTAGGTGTTCCCACCGCTTGCGTTAAAATCATGCAGACCCTCAAGAACTTCTTTCTTGAAAGAAGTGCATAAATAGTTTCCTGAAAAAGCCATTTGTAGTCTCCTTATGATCTCGGTGTGCGAATAACACCATATCGGTACTCATCGCTAGTTTCTTGTGCCTCACCCAAATTCTTTAATCGACCAAGCGCCTCGGCGTAACGTTGTTGATACATCTGCATCAAACCCGGATCTCCTTTCATAAACGTATACGACTCTATAAGAGCCGCATACAAAAGAGTGATCTCAGCATTTTGAGACAGCCAACTTGTACCACTGTCGGCACCCGCGGTCAAAGATGCGGGTCGATATAAGTAATGTATGTCCACAGTAAAGTTAGCGTTAGGAGTTGGAGCGATGATAAAGTTATCAACGTCGAACTGGGCGTAGTATCTCGGTTGTCCCGTTGTCGTCGGGTCTGGCGTGTATGTCTGGACAAAATCTAAATCCTTAAACAGTAAAAACTCTGCGTCTCCGCTCACATCAATGCTCAATGAAAACGGAGCTAAAAAGTCAGAAGGTGCCGCCAGATACTGATTGCCCAAGGTCATCGTCCCAGCTTGATTTTTTTGAAACAAATTAAGCTGGACGTTCTTTAAAATCCGTTCTTCCGCCAGTCGGATAAACAATGGCAAGTTATTTACAAACGTTACCTCGTCGTTTTCCGTATAATCCTGAATGGCTTGCTTCAGTTCACCATATGTCATCGTCATGTTGTCACCGTCACTGTGCCCACCGAACCGATAGCCACCAAGTTATTCGGCGGCGAAAGACCCTCAATCTCGTTAAACCCTACAGGATTCCACCCGTATTGTGTAGCCCTCTGCTCAGACAACCCGCTTTCCGGACGAGGATTGCGCAATGCTTGCGGATCTGGAGACGCCTTCGGAGGAAACAACTGAGGATGCTTGGGCTCAAACTCATCAGGGCCAACCTTCGCACCTGTCCACTCCACCTTCATTTCTCGAAGACGGTAGCGACGGCCCGATCTGTCCGATATCCCCCATGCGTGTTTGCCCGAAGCGTATGCCATTAGACCCTCAGATACTGTATACTAGGCTGCAACTTCAACGGCACACGATCCTCGTCTTCATCCGCCGCACGTTGAAACTCTTCCTCATACACCGACTTTAAAGGCTGAAGACGATCAGGAGCTCGTTTCATTGCAATGTAATAAGCTAAACCCGCTACCATGCACGGGTAAAACCTAAACGGCATGTCCGTAGTATTTACCAAACTATCCGCATCTTCAATCCGCTGCACATAGTAGTAGATAATTTGGTCCGTAGAGTTCTCCGGAACCGCCCAAAGATTAATTACAGGGTTGATCTGACGGTTAAACCAAAACTGGCTTGGCCGACCCTGAGTAGTTTTGTTCGGAAGAGTAACGTAGTCCCCGCGACTGATCCGTTCCACCTCATAGTCAGTGTTGCCCCGCCTAAGAACAATTTCCAAAACATCCACAACATCAGGCAACAAAGTCTCCTGAGCCTGACCTTGGGTAAGGGTTATCGTGCCCTGCTCCACGGTCCACATGTTAATGCCACGATTCGCCCAGTCCGCAAACATCAGGTTCAAAGACCGACGCGCCGTCCGAGCATCATAACCAGTGCGAACCTCCAGCCCGCACCGCTCAAACGCTTCCTCGATTATCTCTCCGACATCGAGGTTAAAGTCTCTTGATCCTGAAGTAGCCATCTATCAACTCTTATGAGGATTTTGATTTGTTTTTACCGTCACACAACCGCCAGACTTATACCCATTTACCTTGCCGCCGCGCATCATCCCGGGAACTTCGCCGCCGCGCATCATTCCGACACGACCGCCGCGCATCATTTTACCAACGCCATCAGCAGCGTAATCAGGGACCATTTTTCCCTGCTTGTTCTTAACCATGTTTAATTTACCCGGCATTTTAGTGTCTCCTGTTCCTACGACCTAAGATAAGTCTTTCATACTCTTGAGGGTCATAATTTGTATAGTACCCTAGTTTTTCCAACTTTGCAGCAGCATTCTCTAGCTCACTCCAACGCTGCACAAAGACGATTGCGTCATCACCTAGATAACACAAAAGCCAAATGTCTTCTTCCATCTCAGTGAGGGCTTCGTTTAATTTCATACAGCCTGCTTCAAGCTGTTCGTATGACCCTTCGAAAAAGTGATCCCAAATAAGGTTTACCTTGAAATCAAGTTCGTCAAACGATTTGCAAACCCTTACGACATCCGCCCATAAGTCTTCCGTGAAGATCATGTTAACTTCTCCCGCCTCAATGGCAGGCAACGCAAATGGACAGGCAGCAAGCCCGTTGTTGTACTCTGTTGGTTTTGCCAACTCTTCTGCCCAATCCCGTATCAAAACACTCTTACCAATCCGCCGGTAGCCTTTTTGTTTTTCCAACTTATTCGTTTTGAAGATTTCTTCTTCTTTGCTGCGGACGTACATTGCGCCATCGTAGGCCGACATGCGGGATAGCTTTTGCGCTTTTCGCCTTTCTTGCGGCCACACGGCTTTCCCGTTTTACAATCAACCCAGCCCTTCCCTTTGTTTTGGGAGAACCATTTTCGCAAAGAGTTCTTTTCCGCCATCAGTACGTCCTCGTACTTTTCCGCCTGCTCTCCTCGACGCAACCACAACCAGATGCAATGATTCCACCACCGCGATATCTATTACGAGCAGGGCGTTTTGGATTATCAACCGCCATCATCAAACCACCAGTAGCTGCTTTCTTAGTAGAGTTTCCCCAGTTGGCGGCTCCCACTTTTCGGCACTTGGCTACCGCTCCGCTTGCGTAAGCCGAGGGCCAAACCTTGTATCTCGCCTTGACCTTTTTTGCGCAAGCGTCGAGCTTTTTCTTTTTCTTTGCCATTACTCCGTCCCTCCGGTGGTGTGGATATTTGGAACGACATTTGTCCACGACTTATCATAGTTAGCCTGCCTCACTAAAAAATCCTGCCACATGGGCTTTATCATCTTATAGTTTTCCTCAACCCTATAAGACACGACAGCTAAATCAGACTTCATCGCATAGAGTTGAGTTGAGCCCCAACCTAAAAGGCCAACTACAATAATCGATGTTATATCCGAAAAGTTCACTTTCATCACGTTACCACATCTTGCACGACCAGTAACGGGCCGTAAGTTTGTCCAACTTTTTTGTGTCACAACCATGCCTAGCCCGGAACGATTTCCTACGCTTAGGATTTGATTTCTTAATCGTCATCTTGGCATCGCCAAATCGAATTATTTTTTCTTTGCCCTTATCACAGGCTTTTACAACAGACTTCTTGCCGCCAGAGATCTGACGCTTGGGTTTGTTGCACTTCATCTTAGACTTGTCGATCTTAGCCATCAGAGTGGTCCCGCTTTCTGAATATACAAAAGTTCGAACGCCGCTGAAACACGAAGGTCTGCTTGAGCGCCTGAAGCTATAGCTCTGTACTCAACATCCGTCTTTTCAGGAATGTGAACAGGTATAGAGTACGGCAAGGAAATCGGGCCTTGCTCTACAGAGAACGTCTCCTGAGTACGAAACACGCCCCCCGGTTCTCTAGTCACAAGACGGATGTTTCCAAACTTATTGTTTTGTTCCGTTAGAACGGTAACATCAAGCTGGGTAATAAAGCCTTCGTATCCTGCGGGCACCGTCCACACAGACATTAACGTCTGATTATCTCCGTTGATATACGCGTAAGTGGTCCCACCATTCGCTACAGTTATTGCTCCGACGGGTGCTTGTGAACCTGCAACAAATCCACGATTAACACGAAGAAAAGATTTTGTCGTCGTCGCAGTACCAGAACCTGCCAAGGTAACAGTTTCAGACTGCTCGTTGTAGTCCGCATCCAGCCCAGAAATAGTTATAACTACACCATTGTCGGTAGCTCCAGAGGCACTGGCAACTGTCATGGTCAACGCTGAAGACGGATACACATACAGTCCACCGCCTTCCCATACTGTTTCTTCTACATTCTGAACAGCAGGATTCACGCCGAACTTAAAAACATGTTTGTGGCCGGGGATCTGACCCCGAGCCACCTGAAGCTCAAACGGCTCCGAGGTTCCGACCTGTGATATAGAGCGGATCTCATAAGCCATACGACCCTCCTACGATAAAATAATCGTAAGTTGGTTTGCCGAACCCGTGAACGCAGCTATGTACACCCCCGCGCTGGCAATAATACCATCATCCGGAATGTTCATAACATGATGACCTGCGGGAAACGTCTGCGTGAGCAAAACATCTCCACTAGCGTCACCGTTCTTTATAGTAAACGCTCCCGCTGCGGCGGCATAAATCACCACTTGACGAAGCCGTGACCGAGTTGGCCCGACAATCGCCGCCGAGGTTCCTTGAACCCAATTATATGCTGTTACTGGACCAGCCATGATCTATCTCCTTATCCTGCGGAGACAGTTACAACACCTGAATTGCTGTACAGTTGACCTGCTACAGATGGGTCAGAAGTCGGAAGGTCGCTGATGATTACGACACTGTTTGTGCCATTGTGTGTAATCGAAATGTTTTCTGTAACAGCGCCAGTTGTAGCGTTTTTCGTTACATCTTTGAATCCGTTCTCCGAGCGAACTGGACCGTTAAAAGTAGTATTAGCCATGTGGATCTCCTGTCGCGGCTAGTGTCAGCCGCACCATGCGGCTGTCAGGGATACTGTCAGGATACAATAAGACTACACAAAAAGAAAGGGGCAACTTGCGTTACCCTTCCGATCGTGACTGGGAAACATATG